AAAAAAAACAAAAAAATGAAAGTGAAAACAGTATCTCATCCGTTAGTGAGCACCTTGCCGAAGCCGCTGCTAAACCGATATTCGATAACGTACTTGTCGAAGGTTTGCGCGAGTCTTTGCGCGCCGCTAATGCAGAAATTGTTTCACTTAAACAACGTCGTGTTAGCGTTGATGCCGACCCGTTACCCAGTGTGGTTCCTGCTAATATTAGCACCACAACTGTTCACCCTGTTTCTCCGAAACCGGTGACATCTGTGATTTCTGATGTTAAACCCATCGCCTTTGTAAAGGCTGATGAAAAAACTGAAGATTCAAAACGAGAGTTAGTTAACAAAACTATCGTTAAGATGAGTGCTGGTGTTGGTTACAACGCAAAAACGAATTTGTATATTACTTCTAATGGTGTTACGGTACGTATGCCTAAAGACATAAAAAATCCGAAATTGTTCGCTGAGGTATCTGATAAATCCTCGTGGGCAAAATGGTGGGAAAAAACCACTGATTCGGTAAAAAATTATGTCACTGCAGCTTCCGTTAAAGATATGGTTTCAACTGGTTGTATTACCGTTGCTGGTATTGCCGGTGTTGTCTATATTTATAATAACACAATTCGAAATGATACTCAGATTAGTAAAATGCGACGTGAAGCTCTATCGGCGACGCCGACATTTGATGCTTTTCATTCATTAATTATGAAAACTTCGTTTGCGTTGGGACCTTTTAAGACTCTTCTTACTGGTCGTCCATTAAAAATTACGTCGAGAGAGTTAATTACCGACATGACGCCTTTGTTGTGTGTTTTGGCGTTTTCTGAAGGTATTGGTATCACTGATGTTTTACCACCGATGATGAATACTTTGATTGATCTCATTTCAAAAATGTGGGATTATGGTTATATGTCGTTTCGTGATCGGGTTGGTTTCAGTGGTATTGATGAAGCGTGGGAAGAAATTAAAGAAAAACCCACTGCTCAACAATGTGATTATTCGTATTCAAAAGTTTTGGGTGCTCGTAATGCTGTTATTCCTTCTTCGTGTGCGGCCGCGGATTTATTACGCGCGTATAAGTCACAAGAATGCAGCAATAAGATGTCCGAATGGATTGAACAAGAATGGTCGCGTTTACCGGAAAAACACACTGTTGCCGAATCCCTTATTCGTGTTTTAGGTTATGACATTGCGTCAGTCGCACTCTCCACACCTGCAAAGGTGGCGTATGCGTTGGCAGCATTGTTTTATGTTTGGGACGTTATTGATCGATTTAAATTGTATGCGTCCAAAACTGATAAGAAAAAAGCACGTAAAGAATCGGCAGTTATTCGCGAGTTGTTATCGGAAGAAGATGAAAATTCTTTCGGTGATGATAAAGAAATTGAAGCGGATTTGGATGCTATTGAAAAAGAAAGTTTTATGCTTTATGTTAGTGAGGCTGTTCCGCTCACCGAAGCTGGTCGAATGTCCGCAAAAAAAGCAGGTTATCATCGTTGGTCAAAAGATGATTATCGTGATTTCGAAAAAACCGTTAAGGATGAGCAACTCGATATGGATAAAGCCCGTCGTATGGTTCATTTTCGAACAAAAGATGAAGTTGTTGATTACCTTCGTAAAGCAAAGTCAGATAAGCAGAGTCTTACTGTTGAGGCTATTACTGAAGATGTGCGTAAGCAAATTGCTGCTAAATTAACAGCTACTCATCAATCCGTCGATAAAACTGCGAAAGCGGTGGATGCGATGGAGAATCACGTTAAAGAAGATCAAAAGCAATTGATGACTGTATTGCAAAGAATTGAAACCCGTATGAATGATGATGTTAAAAAACTCTGGGATGGTTTAACTGAGGTAAAAACGAAATTGAATGATGGTCGTGTTTCTGTGGCTACGGCTCCCCGCACCAATGAAACGTTTGCCGTCAGTACCGGTTATACTTCGGACGAACGTCCCGAAAAAATCGCTTCATTTACTGCCGCTATGGAGAAAGCTGTCGATAATTGGATGAAAACTAATCAAAATTCGAGTGTTTCGAAAACTTCTTCAAAGAAAACGAAAAAGGCTAAAGAATCTCAAAATTTTAATGACAGACCGATTAAAATTCCGCGGTTTTGCAGATTTTGTGGTAAAGAATGGATTAATGAAAAGTATGCTGGACATACTCCTTATACAGGTACAACAAAAAACCAAAAATTTCAAAATTTTTTAACAGACGTTGGAGTTTGTCCGATGTTTAAGAAAGCAAAAGAATCTGTCGGTATTGATTATGATGATGTCGACGTTCAACGAGAAATATTTGGTTTTGACGATGCTGGTATCGAACGAGAAATGGCCAACGCCGTTTCTGATAACATCGTTAATTATGATTTGAAGTACCCTTATCCGAAAGATTCATCTAATGAATCGATTGTGGCTGGAGCTCCATCCCCACTTCAGGTTAAAACGATGGAATCAATTGGTATAATATGTCCCGCAGAAAAAGAAATTATTGATACTTTATCTAAAAATAAAAACGGTGTAGTTGAATTTGAAAATTATCGTCCCAAGCAACCGATGTGTTTGACGTTAAAACCCGGTAATGCTCATTGTGTGTTTATACAGGGCGGTAAAGGTCCGGGAATACTTACAGCGAAGCACGTTATACAGGATTCAAAAGGACTACGAATTCCAAACACATTGTTAGAAATTTGGTTTTACGCAAACGGGGGTTTTCAGTATACGACGTTGGTTCATTCCGATGATTTTCAACTCTGTAAGAATGATGATTTATGTTTCGTTTCGATTAATAATTTAAAAGACCGTCACTTCATTTTTGGTATGAAACCAGTAAAAAAAGCAATCGGTACGCGGATTGGCGATGCGGTTGTTATGTTGTGCGGTAATTTTTCAACGGAAGTGAAAGATAAAGATGGTCACATTGTTCAACGCAGTGACCCACATTCGCAGGGTTTTCGAATCGTATCAGGTACTATTCCTTCGAATGATCGTTCTCAAACGTGGACGACAATTGGAGTAAGTGGATCGCCGGTTTTTGTTGGAGACGAAATGGTTGGTTTACACGTAGCCGGTTGGAATAATCCAAATATTCCCAATTCGTTTGTTCCTATTACACGTATTGAAGCGTTTTTAAACTTATGTTAGATGCTCCAAATCCCGACTGGGAGGGCTATAACCGTTTGTATTCGATTTTTCCATTAAAACAACAACAAATAAACATAAAATTTTTTTCGTTACAACCATCGAACATATTTCACAAATATTTTAAAAAATCGCATCACTTTATTAAACGATGCGAAAGTCGGGCCGTGCGTTATCGCTCAGAAGAATATTTTGACGACGATTTCGTACGGTTTATTTCCAAACATTCTCCATTTCAAACCGTACCGTTGTACACATTGACTCAACCGTCAATCGAAATTGGTTATGCGGAAGCCTCAAAATTTGGGTGTCGTAACCTCATCGTGTTAGAACAACCGTTGAGAGATCGCGTGCTTGAATTATGGGCTCGTTTATATGCTCCGTATATAAAAACACAGTATCGGGACATTTTTCAGGTCATGGCAAAACTCGCTCCAGACACCTCGTGTGGATGGCCGTTGTCGAATTGTTTTCCAACAAAATCGGAATTTAGAAATTTTAAGTACACTATGACAGCGTACTGTCAATATTTTTCCGAAATGGCAAACGAAGAGACGTATATACCGTCTATCTGCACGTCGGCAGTTAAGCTTGAGTTGCGTAAATTTGAAAAAGTCATTAATGATCAAGCTCGGACGTTTAATCCGTGTCCGGTTTTTTCACAATTATTGTATTTGCAATATTATATGGCGTATGACGAGTCGATATCAAAAAATTGGGCTTATTTACCTTTTTCGATGGGTTTCACAGACAAATATCGTGGAGCCGATAAGTTGATTCGGTGGATGAGTTTTGAGGGATGCTTGGATAAGGACGAAACTGTTCTGTTCATTGAATCTGATGTCACTGGATGGGACAGAAACGTTCAGGCGCCGTTGTTATCATTAGCCTGGGAAATGGAACGTATGATCTTACCTGAAGAGTATCTTCGTGAACCTCATTATAGCAGGTTGAAAAATTTGTTTTTTGATGGAGTTCACTCTTATGTAATGCTTGAATTGGGTGATCTTTTTTT